GACAGTCACAGGCAACAGAGGGACAGGAGCGCAGACCTCAATCTCCATGCCGGTGTTTGCCTACTCTTCCAATGGCTCGCTCCTCGGTTACTCCTCAGCGCGACTCTGTGCCTACTCGGTCGGACTGGGAATGACAGCGGCGCAGGCGTCCACGTACAACACAGCGATGCGGTCGCTCCAGACCGCTCTCGGGAGGGCGTGACTGATGCTCCTCCGCGACCTTTCGCTGCCGATCTCCGATGCCGAGGCCCGCGGTCTTGCGCTCGTGTTTGCCCCTACCCTGGCCGCAAGGCTCGGTCAACTTCATGCCGCCTACGGATCGACGAATTGCGTCCCGGTTCCGTCTTCTCTCGTGGATGGCCGCTGGATGCTCTGCGCCGACGTTCTCACCGAAGTCAGGCCTGGCGGGCTTTTGGCCGCGATGTGGTGCGCTGCGGATCAGGCCGTCCTTGGTGCGAGCGTCGAGGTGATGCCGTGGGATGATGCTGTCGCGATGTTGCCGCCGCAGCCGCCGATTTCGTTGGGAGTTCTATGAAGCGTGCACTGATTACCGGCATCACCGGGCAGGATGGCAGCTACCTCGCGGAGTTGCTGTTGGCGAAGGGCTACGAGGTTCATGGGATCGTGCGGCGCACGTCGTCCCCTTCGTCGTCTCGGATTGAGCATCTGCTGCCACGGCTAACGCTGCACAACGGCGACCTGGCCGACACTGGCGGGCTCGCCAAGATCATGCGACACGTGCAGCCGAGCGAGGTCTACAACCTCGGTGCGCAGAGCCACGTGCATGTGTCGTTCTCCCAGCCGAGCTACACCGAGGATGTGACGGGTGCCGGTGTGCTGCGTCTGCTCGAGGCAGTGCGTGACACACAGGATTCCACAGGCCAGCAGGTCCGCTTCTATCAGGCGTCGAGCTCTGAGATGTTCGGCCGCGTGGCAGAGACGCCACAGCGTGAGTCGACGCCGTTCCTGCCGCGGTCGCCATATGGCTGCGCCAAGGTCTACGGCCACAGCATCACGGTCAACTACCGCGAGAGCTACGGGCTTCATGCGTCGTGCGGGATCCTGTTCAACCACGAAAGCCCTCGGCGTGGTGAGGAGTTTGTCACCAGGAAGATTGCCAAGGCCGTGGCCCGCATTGCCAAGGGCAAGCAGGACAAGCTCTACCTAGGCAACCTCGACGCCAAGCGTGACTGGGGATTCGCAGGGGACTACGTGCAGGCCATGTGGCTGATGCTCCAGCAGCCCACCCCAGACGATTACGTGATCGCCACAGGCGAGACGCACACGGTGCGTGAGTTCTGCGAGTTGGCCTTCGAGGCAGCAGGCCTGCACTGGGTGAACCATGTGGTGATCGATGACTCGCTGAAGAGGCCTGCCGAGGTCGACCTGCTGCTAGGGGACGCGAGCAAGGCCAGACGTGCCCTTGGGTGGGAACCACGCGTGATGTTCCGAGACCTCGTCACAATCATGGTGCATGCCGAACTGGATCAATGAGGCGAACCATGCCAAGCCGTATCCCAGCGTTCAAGCCACCCCGCGTGCGATCCCGGCCGCGTGAGGAGACGAGGCCCAACGCACACCAGCGTGGCTACTGCGATGCGTCACACAAGGCCTGGCGGCTGGCTGTGCTGACGCGTGACGCTTGGACCTGCTGCCACTGCGGGCGCGTGTGTGGTGGCAGCAAGGAGGCCCACGCTGATCACGTGGTTCCCGTCCTGGCTGGAGGCGCAAGGTACGACGTGGCCAACGGCCAGACGCTGTGCGTGCGTTGCCATGGCCGCAAGACCAGGCAGGAGCAGGTGAGCCAGTCAAAATCCACAAGCCAGGGGGGGCGGTCTGGATCTCTGAAGCAACGGCCACAATAAACCCCTGTCGTTATGTGGGCGTGTGTGTCCGCAGAAGTCCGCGAGGAGTTGCCGATGCCGCGTACCGGCCGACCTAAGCAGCCAGCCGCCGTCAAAAAACTGCTCGGCAACAAGGGCAAACGCAAGATCCGCCCGGACCTGCCGTCGACGCCCGGCATTCCGCAGATGCCAGCCAGGCTGCTGACGGAGCCAGTGGCTGTCGCTAAGTGGCACGAGTTCGTGCCGATCCTTCAGGCCCTCGGCACGCTCACGGTGTCAGACGGCGAGGCGCTTGCCACGTTGTGTGAAGTGTTTGCTGCGGGGCAAGCGGCCTTGCTCGAGCTCCGTGCATCCGGGCCTGTGATCCACGCCGAGAACGGGGTGATCAAACCGAACCCTGCCGGCCCGTTGTACCGCGGATTAGTGAGCCTGCAGGCCTCGCTAATGAACGAGTTTGGGCTGACACCATCTTCACGAGCACGCATTGGTGGCAAAGAGACGAAGCCAACAGACGAAGTCGAAGAGTTCTTTAAGCTCCACGGTGCCTGATCTCACCCCTGAAGGTGCGGGCAAGTACCAGCGTGTGGTCGCGTTCTTCGAAAAGATCCTGCGACACAGCAAGGGGCAGAACGCTGGCAAGCCGTTCACGCTGCTGCCTTGGCAGCATCACGTGATGCGTGAGCTCTTCGGCAGGATCAACCCTGATGGCACGCGGCAGCATCGCGTCGGGTACATCGAGCTACCGAAAAAGCAGGGCAAGTCGACGACGCTGGCTGGCATAGCCCTCTACATGACGGCTTTCGACTCGGAGCCGGGGGCCGAGGTGTACGGTGCCGCGTGTGACCGCGAGCAAGCTGGCATCATCTACCGCGAAGCGGCATCGATGGTGCGGGCCTCCCCTGCCCTGTCCAAGCACCTCGAGGTGATCGACAGTCGCAAGACCATCGTGCACAAGGCCAGCAACTCGTTCTACCGAGTGCTGTCGGCCGATGCGTTCCGTGCGGAAGGGCTCAACATCCACGCGCTGCTGTTCGACGAGCTCCACGCTCAGCGTGATCGGCGGTTGTGGGATGCCCTCCGCTACGGCGGGGCGGCTCGCCGGCAACCGCTCCTGCTGTCGATCACCACGGCCGGATACGACCGCAAGAGCATTTGCTGGGAGCAGCACGCCTACGCCGAGCGTTGCATCGCGGATCCGGCCACCGATCCAGCGTTCTTTGGCTGCATCTACGCAGCACCTGCTGAGTGCGGATCTGACGGCACGTGGAAGGAGGAGCGAGTCTGGCACCAGGCCAACCCGAGCCTTGGCGAGACGATCACGGTCGAGTCTTTCGCGGCCGATGCCCGCGAGGCCGAGGCAAGCCCGTCCAAGCTCAATTCGTTCCTTCGGTACCGGCTCAACGTCTGGACCACGTCTGATGTCCGCTGGATCTCGCCCGGAGCGTGGGCGAAATGCTCGCAACCGCTTAGGCCGGGCCTTGAGAAAAGGGAGTGGTTTGCCGGGCTCGATCTGGCTACTACCTACGACCTTTCGGCGTTCGTCATGGTCAGCCAGGACGAAGACGGCACCTTTGATGTCATGCCGTATTTCTGGGTGCCAGAGGCCAACGCTGCGGAGCGGGCCACCAGGGACAAGATTGACTACCTCGGGTGGATCCGCAACGGCCACATTCGTGCCACGGATGGCAACGTCACTGACTACGACGTGATCCGCCGAGACATCGTCGAACTGTCGCAGAAGTTCAACATTCGGCAGATCGCCATCGACCGCTGGAACGCCACGCAGCTAGCCAGCCAACTTCAAGGGGATGGCCTGCAAATCGTAGGTTTTGGGCAGGGCTACGGCTCAATGTCGAGCCCCGCCAAGCAGTTCGAGAACCTCGTGCTGTCGGAGCGGATCCGTTGCCAGAGCCCGGTGATGGATTGGATGGCATCAAACGTGGCCGTGCAGAGCGACCACCAGCAGAACATCAAGCCCAGCAAGGCAAAGAGCACCGAGCGAATCGACGGCATCGTAGCCCTGGTCATGGGCCTCGGGTTGCACGCGGCAAACACGGCCAGGCCCGCTGAACAAAACTGGGACATGATCATCCTATGAGCCAGACCACCGACATCAGCACAGCGTCAGAGTCGCGTGATTGGCGGATGATCGATCTCCGCGGCATCGACTGGTACCCAGACACGAAGACGCCTGCTGGCATCCGCGTCACGCCCGAGACGGCGATGCAGTGCTCGGCGTTCCTCGCGTGCGTTCGCGTGATCTCCGAGAGCGTGGCGAGCCTGCCGCTGCACCTGTTCGAACGGCAGGGCAACGACCGGGTGCG